TGGTCGCCGCCAGACACGGCCCCGAGAAACGGCACGCTCATCCTCGGAGACTTTGGATGGCCATGGCCGCTGCTTGCGGTCTGGGATGAGTATGATGAGCAATGGGTGACGGCTACCCTGCAAGCCTGCCCGATGGAGAATGGGAAGAAGAACTCATACCTCGAAACTGACACGGAAAAGGGCAGCGCATTGAAGCGATGGACTCCGCTACCGCTGCTGCCGAACGCCTCAAGCTCAGCGGCGACGCCGGGCGAAAGGAGCACCGATGTCCGCTGACCTCCCAAGCCCGGAGTCGTCCGCTGGAGCGCGTGGTTCGGCGAATTGTAAGCGGCGCGTTCGCAACGAAGCGGAGCGGGAGGAGGGGCTCCGCATGACCGCCGAACTCCCACTCCCGCCCGGCCCCGCGACGCCGGCTTCACCCGTTCCCCCCGCCGCCGAGGCTACCGCCGAACAGATCGCCCGCTGGGAATCCCTCTACGACACGAAGCGCCGGCAGCTCTTTCGTTACCTCGCCACGGGCCGCGAGAAAGGCCGGCCGTGCCCGCTGGATCATCCCGCACAAATGCCCGGCTGGTGGGCCGCGTGCATGAAACAGCGAGTGCCCACGAAGATCCTCACCGCCGCACAGCACGCCGCCGCACAGACCGGCACGCCCGCGAGCCAAGCGGCCGCGCCCGAGCCACCGCCACCCGCGCCCGCCGGCGAGCTGGCGCTCACCGAGGCCAGCTACGATTTCCCCGCCCAGGTCGAGCGCCTGCGCGGCGAGCAGCGCCGCATCCAGTCGCAGCTCGACAAAGCGCGCGCCGGAGCGGTCGTGGATGGCGTCCTCGTCGTGAATCAAACCGACTGCGAAAGCCTTTTGCGCCAGTCCCTTTCCATCACCGCCGAGCTGCGCAAAGCCGAGAACGATCTCAACGCCTGGCTCGTCACCCGCGGCGCGCTGTCCGACACCGCGACGGTGCGCAGCGAAAACGCCCGCATTGCCGGCGCGATCTACGGAGCCGTGCGCCGCCTCGTCCGCAGCGTCCGGCCCCTGCTCACCGGCAAAAGCGACGCCGAGCAGGACCGGCTATGGGACGCTAAAACGCTCGAATGCTTTTCCGCGCTCAAGGCCGCGAAGTTCACCGTCGAGATCCCCGCGGAAACCCCATGAGCGCCGTCGCCGAACTCCGCGAGTTCATCACCTCCACCTGGGCCGATGGCATCCGCGATCGAGCCGTGCAAAACGTATGGGAATTCGCTCGCGACAACATCGTCTTCACCCCGAAGATGGGCAACATCACCGGGCCTTACGACCCCGACCTCACGCCCTACACCAAGCTTTTCCAGGAAGCGATCACCAGCGACTTCCGCAACATCCCAGAGGAGGACTGGTGGCTCCGCGGCCTCGCGGAAAAAGGCCAGCGGTGCGACGAAGCCTTCGTGGTGAAGAGCTCCCAGTCCGGCCTCACGCAGGGCGCGCTCAACGGCACCATCTACCTTCCCCTGCACGCCCCGGGCCGCCTCCTCTACGTCCTCGACAGCGTCCCGAAAGCCAAGAAGGTGGCGCTTACCCGCGTCATCCCTTTTCTCCGCGAGCTGTGTGGTTCCGTCATCGCCGACGAGGCCGATCTCAACGCGACCTTCATCGAGCTGATGGACATGATCATGGAATTCGGCGGATCCTACTCGTCCGGTCTCTTCTCGGAAAAGCCGCTCAAATACGCCTTCGCCGACGACGTCGAGTATATGGTCAGCCAGGGCGGCGCCGCCGGCATGCTCGATGGCGTCCACGTCATCGATCACCTCCGCTCCCGCTTCACCACCGCCGACGAATCCTTCCTCGGCGTCTTCTCCAAGCCCAACCTCGAAAGCTCCGAATTCATCGCCAACGCCCTCGCCGGCTCCCAGCATCGCTACTACGTCCGGTGCCCGCACTGCGGCACCCGCCAGATACTCGAACCGGAAAACCTCAACTACGATCACAAAGGCTGCAAAGACCTCGCCGGCCGCTACGATCTCGACGCCGTCGAAGCCCTCACCACCTACCGCTGCGCCAGCGCCGCGCATTGCGAGATCGAGGAAAAGTGGAAGCACTCCATGAACGTCGCCGGCACCTGGCTGCCGAAATCCCGCGAGGCCCGCATCCGCGACGAAGATCCAGCGCTCGTCCCGCGCCGGCTCTCCATGCAGATCAGCGATCTCTACTCCCCTTTCCCGAAGGTGAAGTGGGGCATGCTCGCCCGCATGAAAATCGCCGCGGAAAACAACCCCGCCGCGTTGAAGCATCTCACGACAAACCATTTTGCCCGCCCCTGGCGCGAGTCCGCCATCAGCCTCCGCGCCGACAACATCCGCGCGATCTGCGCCGGCGCGCTGAATCCGCTCACCGGCAAATGGTGGCCCGACGACTGCGACCACGAGGGCAAGCTCAAAGTGCCGGCCTACCGCCGCGGCGAGTGCCCCTTCCGCCCCGTCGCCGTCACCGCCACGTCCGACGTGCAGGGCGACAAGTTCAAATGGATCATCTGCGGATGGCAGATCGACGGCACCTGCGCCGTCATCGAATACGGAGCCTCCCTCGGCACCTTCGATCTCTACGAAAAAATGATCGACCCCCGCGCCCACGATGGCTCCCCGCTGCTCTCCCTCATCGATCCCGACCGCCCGCTCATCGCCGAGCATGGCCTCGTCGATTCCGGCGCGTTCACCTCGGCGATTTACGATTTTTGCATCCGCACCGGCTGGGCCTGGTATCCGTCGAAAGGCACCGGCGGCATCGAACTCAACGGCCAGATGGTCGCCGGACGCCCCGACTTTTACGAAGGCACGCCGATCCTCCGCTACCACTACCACGATCACGCCCTCAAGACCCTGCTCTACAACGGCAAGATCGCCAAAGCGCACGACAGCAAGTGGCCGCAGCCCCGCCTGTACCTCCCCCACGATCTCACAGACGACTTCATCCTCGAACTGCTCTCTGAATCCCTCCAGCCGAAGCGCACTTCCGGCCGGGCCGTGCGCATGGAATGGATCCACAACTCGCGCATCGGCCCGAATGACTGGGGCGACGCGCTCAAAATGCAGTTCGCCCTCTGGCAAATCGTCGGCCCCCAATACCAAGGCGCCGCCGGACTCAACGTCCGCCACTACGAGCTAAAGCCCGCCCCATTGCCAATGAACGCATAAGATCATGGACACGCCCAGCTCGACTTCCGGTTTTCATGCAGCGCTTTGCATCACCTGCGGCGAGGAGTATCCCGGCTCGTGGACTGGCGAATGCGATGACTGCGAGCAATCAACGGCGGCGCTGTGGCTCAACTTTGCCACCGCCGAGAAACGTGAAAGGCGCAGTGAGCCGAGCAGATTCGCCCCCCAAAATAAATGAAAAACTGTATTGACATTAAAGCGAGTCGCCCCCATATTGTTCTCGTCCAACAAGGACAACCGACCGGGCGGAACCCGGTATCTCAAAGAAGAAAATCAAAATGAACATCACCGAACAAAACCTCGCCGCCGCTCTCAAAAGCCTCAAGAAAGAGCACAAAACCAACTGGCTCGCGTTCAATGCCAAAATCGACGCGATCCTGAAAGCGATGGAAAAGCGGAGGGGCTGCACATGGAGCAGCACGGAAGACATTACGGAGCACGTCGCCAACGAAGATTTTGCAGCGGCTGGCTTCACTCCAGCGGAAACCGAAGCACTGACCTTCGTCCTGACCGAGGACTGCATGGGGCAGGCGGTCACCAACACGGAAATGATCGAACGCTGGTTCTGCTACTGTGCCTGAGCCCGAACAATCCCGCCGGGGCCGCCCGCCGCTGCCAGACAGCGAGCGGGCGGATTCCCAAATCCAGCTCCGCGTCACGCGGAAGCGAAAAGCCGCCTACGTGCGGGCCGCAAGCCGGAAAAAGCAGACTCTTGCGGCGTGGGCTTTTGACGCTCTCGACCGGGAATCCGGCTTCGTCTCGGAGTAGCTTGGGCCGCACGGCGGCGGGGGCCAGGCGGGGTGTTGTGAGCGCGTTCGAGCAGAGCGGCGCTAATTCGGGAAACATCGTAATGAGCACCGCCCGGTTGAATAACAGCCCCGCTTCTTTTGACACCACATCGCGAAGCAGTGCCCTCCCCGAGTTCTACCATACCATAGGGAGTCGAGCGGAGATGCCCGCGAGACCATAGACTCCCGCGACACGAGACCGGCCGCATCTGGCCGGTCTTACCCTTTGACACCCCACCCGCGGCAATGGATGCCGCCATTCTCCTCCGCACCGCCGACCGCAACCTCCGCCGCAAGTTCGCGGCGGACATCCCGGGGCTGATCACCTTTGCCGACGGCCTCGCCACCGCGAGCAAAGCCAGCGCCGTCACCATCACCAGCTCGAACTTCGAGGGCGGCGGCAGTTCCGGCAACGTCACCATGCCCCAGGAGATCTGGCTCGCCGCCGCCGAGGAACTGCTCGCCGATCCCACTTTCAACCCGGACGCGGTCGGACGCCGAGCCCCGCGCCTCATCATGCCCGACTACTCCTGCGCACAGGTATGAGCCGCCCGAAAAAGCGCAAAGTCGCCGCACCGAAAGCGGGCCAGCCTCTCGCGGCCAGCGGCGGCGGCGGGACATGGGGCAGCTTTTACGAGGCCACGGGCTACTCGACCTCGCGCGCCTACAAGCCCTTCTTCGCGACCGACAGCAAGCACACCCTCACCTCCTTCAACCGCCTGCGCGCCATGTCGCTCGCGCGCTGGGCCTACGTCAACATTCCCGTGCTCAAGGCCGGCGTCGATCTCATGGCCCGCCTCACCGTGGGCACCGGCTTCGAGCCGCGCACACCCGGCCCGCTCGGAAAGCTCTACGACTCCTACTACCTCGCCCGCGCTCGCGCCATCGGCTTTATGGCGGGAGAAAGCATGGATGAGCTGCTCCTCCACGACTGCCGCGCCGTGGATGTCGATGGCGATCTCGGCTACGTCATGACCGAAGACGAAACCGGCGCGGCCAAGCTTCAGGTCATCGAAGGCCACCGCATCACCACGGGCGACACCACCGACGAGCGGTGCGTCGATGGCATATGGGTGGATGCCTTCGGGCGCAAGGCCGGATACAACGTCGCCCTCCCCGGTGGCAAAACCGTCCGCCTCGCCCCGCGCGATTTCCTCTACCTGGCCGAGCGTAACCGCCCCGACGAGCTGCGCTCGATGACCAACTTCGTTCACGCGCTCGCCCCGCTGCAGGACCTTTACGAAATCCTCGGCTTCGCCATGACCTCGGCGAAAAAGAACACCGAGATCGCCGCGATCATCGAAACGCAAACGCCCAACGATCTGCCGCTCGGTGCCCCGCGCGGCATGACCGTCCGCAGCGCCGTCGCCACCAGTGGCGACCAACCCGCTGCGCCAGCCGTGCAAGTCACCTACGAGCAGGTCACCGGCGGCGGTGGCAAGATCCCCATCCTCCGCCCCGGCGAGACATTCAAGAGCTTCGCCCACGCCCAGCCCTCCCCGACCATTGCCCAGTGGAGCGACTTTCACCTGCGCGGCATCTTCGCCGGCTACGGCCTGCCTTTCGAGATCGTCCTCAAGCCCGAGCTGCTCGGCGGTGCCGCCTACCGCGGAGTGCTCGCCATCCTCCGCCAGCGCCTGCAGCAGCGGCGCAACAACCTGGTGTTCCCCAAGCTCACCCGCAGCCGTTTCTGGATTCTCTCCCGAGGCATCAAACGCGGCGAAATCCCCTACGACCCGGCGCTCTTCCGCGTGGAGTGGCAGCCGAAGTTTGTGGACATCACCGTGGATGCCGGACGGGAATCCCGCGAGCGCCGCGCCAACGTCCTCGGCGGGCTCGACACCTTCACCAGCTACGACGCCGAGAACGGCAACGACTACCTCGGCATCACCCTGCCCGCCCGCGAGGCCGAGATGGCTGCGCAGTGCGAAGCCGCCAAGCGCCTCGCCGAGAAATATCCGGGACTCGGATTCTCCGCCGCCCTCGCCCGCATCGCCCTTCTCACCCAAGGCGCAAGCGAAGGCAACCTCGCCTCGGCTGCACCGGTGCAGCCCACCCCATCTGACGCATGAAAACCTTCGCCCTCACCTCGCCCATCGCCCTCATCCGCCCGCCGCACTTCGCCGCCGCCGCCGCCAGCGCCGCCGCCCTGCTGAATAACCCGCGCTTTGCCGCCCGCGCCGACGACGACGAGGACGAGATGTGGTGGGAGGTCTCGGACCTTTACGGCGCGCCCCTGCCCAAGCCGGAGACCGTGGGCAAGACCGCCATCATCCCCATCAAAGGCGTCATCACCTCCGGACTGCATCCAATCTACCGCGTGATCGGGTTCGCCGATACCGAGCAGATTGCCGGCTGGGTCCGCGCCGCCGCCGCAGATCCCGCGATCGAGGAGATCCTGCTGCGCATCGACTCGCCCGGCGGAATGGTCACCGGCACGCCCGAACTGGCCGCCGCCGTCGCCGCAGCCGACAAGATCAAACCCGTCGCCGCGCACACCTCCGGCATGATGGATTCCGCCGCCTACTGGATCGCCTCGCAGGCCCGCGCCCTCTGCTGCACCCCGAGCGCCGATGTCGGCTGCATCGGCGTTTATCAGGTCTGTTACGACGAGACCGCCCTCATCGAGGGCTTTGGCGTGAAGGCCACCATCTTCAAAAGCGGAGACCTCAAAGCCGCCGGCCATCCGCACATCCCCATGAGCGAAGCTCAGGCCGCGCACATCCAGGCGGAGATCGACGCCATCGGCGTGCAATTCCGTGCCGCCGCCACCGCGCGCCGCCCCATCGCTGAGGACTCCATGCGAGGTCAGTCCTTTCTCGGCACCGAAGCCCTCGCCCGGGGGCTGGTGGACGATGTCTGCACCATCGAGGGCCTGCTTTCCGTTTGACAACCCGCCGAAGACAACATGGGCCTTTTTTCCTCCTCCGCCACTCTTGAGCAGCGCGTCGCGCAGCTTGAGTCCGACCTCGCCGCCTCCGCCGCGCAGGTCTCCACCCTCACCGACGACCTCGCCACCGCCACCCAGCGCGCCCTTACCGCCGAGGGCCTCGCAGCGGAGATCCCCGCCGTCCGCGCCACGCTCGCCACCGCCGAAGAAACCGGCACCCGCCTCACGGCTCTCGTCTCCGCCTTCGCCTCCGTCCTAGGGCTCACGCCCGATTCCCTCGCTGCGATCACCGTCGAGACCGCGCCCGCCGCCTTCGCCGCCGCCTTCGAGGCCCGCGCCGGAGCCCGTGCCGTGGAGCTGGCCGCCAGCCAGGGCGTCCCCGCCATCCCCACCGAGCCCTCCGGCACCGTCGCCGATTCCGACGAGGCCATCTACGACCGCTTCGCCGCCGCCGACTCCGCCGAGGCCACGCGCATGTTTCAGGACGCCACCCTCGGCCCCGTCATCCGCCGCGAATCCGCCCGCCGCCACGCCGCCGCGTAACCCCTCTCTCTCGCCCGCAACCAACCAACCAACCAACAACCTAAGACTTTATGGCTACAATCAACTTCGACGACAAGATTTTCTCCCGGGAAATTCTCAACCAGGTCACCAAGCGCCTCGCGCCTCTCCGCGCGTTCGCCCGTGATTTCAGCATGGAGGCAAAGAACGTGGGCGACGCCATCGCCGTCCCGCTCATCGGGGCCGCCACCGCCACGACCTTCAGCCAAGCCGACAACTCGGGCAACCCCTACGAGCAGTCCGGCGGCAACGTCTCCGCGATCACCGTGTCTCTCAATGAGAACCACATCGTGCCCGTGGACATCACCGATCTCCAGGCGCTTAATCAGTCCCCGGCCCGCGCCGAGGTCTATGCCGTGCAAGCCGGTTCCGCGCTCTTCAACCGCGTCTTCGGTCGCATCACCTCGCTGGTCACTTCGGTGAACTTCGGCGCGATCGTCACCACCCTCGCCACCGCAAGCTGGACGCTCACCACCCTCCGCGCCCTCAAGCTCGTTCTCGAACAGCGCGACGCCGGCGTGGACCGCCGCTCGCTCTTCATCCCCGTGGAGATCGAGGACACCGCACTGCTCGGCAACACCGCCTTCAATGCCGCCATCAACTACGGCGGAGCCGAGGCCATCCGCGAGGGCCGCGTGCCGCGCGCCATCGGATTCGATGTCTATGCGCTCAACCAGATCCCGACCAACGGCATCTCGCT